TGCTTATCTATCATTTGAACGAAAAGACCAATATCAAAATATATTAAACTGAAGAGGAGAATAGATGGCGACAGTATTAGACAATAAATACAAAGAGTATTTCTCAGCATTTGAAAAAAATGCAATAAAAGAAAACTCAGCATATGATAGAATGCTGAAAAGCTTAGAAGAAAGCTTTGAAGAATTTGGATTAGATGCAGAAAAACGTGCAGAGCTATTAATACAGGCTCACATCACAGCATTGAATTCAATCCAAGGAAATGCAAATAGTGCAGTACTTGCTATTATAGCTGAAGAAAAGAAACAAGAGCTTATTGAAGCTCAAATATCAAAAGAAATTGCGGCAAAAGCACTACTTGATGAACAAAGAAATACGCAGATAGAAGCTACTGCTAAGATGAGAAGTGATAAATATAAAGTAGACAAAGAGATTACTCACCTAAATGAAATGATTTTAACTCAAGCCGAAGCCACTGGTAAGATGAGAGAAGACAAGATTAATGCTTCTAAACAAGGTCTTAAAATTGGTTATGAAATGCAAAAAATAGACAGAGACATCAAAGGATATGCCGACCAAATGCATATAAAAGCTTGTGAATATAAGTCAAGCTTAGCTTCATTTGCAGTCAATGCAGGTGGAGATGAAGCACAAATGCAAGCAGCAATAGATAAATTTAATGACCAGGTTACAACTATGTTGAAAAGGGCTACTCCGTGATAGATTATGTAGACAATAATGACACTAAAACTCAGGCTTTTAAAGCATTTAAGCACGACTTTCAAATGGCTAAGAAAGCCAAAACTAGGATAGATGATTTAATATCTGAGTGGAATGACTTGTATTATGGCAAGACTAAATCAACTTCTACTAAGATTAAATTAAAATCTAAAGTCGTGATGAAGGAGATAGCTAAGCAAATTGAGTGGCAAAAGCCAAACATAACGGAACCATTCCTTTCAACATCTAATCCTATTCGAATAACTAGGAATAGTACAAATAGTAACACTATAGAGAATTACCTGAATACTCATTTTACTTCTAGTTTCAATAGAACCGATTTTATGGAGCAATTAGTGGATGTTTTGCTAAGAGAAGGGACAGTTTGGGTTCGAGATGGTTGGATTTCTAAAAAGAAAAATACAACTGAATTCTTTAATCTGACTATGGAAGAAGTTTTAGCTAGACCTGATGAACCAACATCAATTAAGCAAATTGAGAATGGATTGTTTGAAGTGGAATATGCTAATACTTCATTAGACAGAAACGAGCCAACTTCTAGGATATGTAGAAATGAGTTCGCTTTTCCAGACCCTGGAGCTAAAACGGTAGATGAATTACGCTTTTTTGCAGAAGAACGGTTAATGACTATCTCAGAACTGAGAGCTTCTGGGTTTTATCCAGAGGATAAAATAAACCTATTGGTTAGTAAAATAAAAGAGAATGATAGTGATTACAGTTCGTTAAAAAATCAAAGGGATGATGATGGAGAAGACTATGGTCAAGACAGAAATTATCAGCCTGAAGACGACCCACGAAAAAAAGTTTCAATTATCGAATATTGGGGCTTCTACGACTTAAATGGAGATGGTATAGCTGAACCTATACTTGCAACTTGGGCAAAAAATGAAGATGTCAACCTATCTATTGAGGATAATCCGTTACCTAAGCAAAACATTCCATATAATAATGTAGTGTATAGTGCTAGACCATTCAGTTTGTGGGGCAATGCACTTGCTTATTTTATTGGAGATAACCAGAAAATCAAAACTGGTATTCTTCGTGGGATAATGGATAATATGTCTTTAGCTAACAACGGTCAAAAGTTCGTTCGTAGAGGTTCACTAGATTATGTAAACTTCAAACGAATGAGAAATGGTGAAAGACACATCGTAGTAAACAAAGATTTAGATGGTGCTATAAAAGATGGAAGTTACAACAACTTACCTAATAGTATATTCCAAACATTAAGTATGATTACAACTGAGAATGAACAACTATCTGGAGTTTCAGCTGGAGGCCCGTCCTTGAGTAATGACAACTTAGCTAAGGATGATACAGCAAATATGCAAATGACTATGTCTCAGCAAAGAATGGCTGCTTTAGTTAGAAATGTATCAAACCTTTTAGGTAAAATGATGCATAATTGGATTACAATGGCTGAAGTTTTTCTGTCTAATGAACAGATAGAGAGATTATTTAGTGAGAGTGAGCAAATTGATTACTATGCTTTTAAAAATGCAAATCAGACACATATAAGTTTTAAAGTGGGAACCGATGTAAATCGTATTATGAAAATGCAACAACTAAATATGTTGCTACAACAATCGAAGCAATTACAAGAAAACATCCCACCAGAACATTTAAACTACTTAGTAGCTGAGATGTATGAGTTATTCGATATGTATGATAAAGCTAGGGAAATAAGGGAGTATAAACCACAACCCAACCCAATGCAACAAAAAGCTATGCAATTAGATTTAGAAGCGAAGCACTTAGCGAATAAAAAGCTTCAAGCTGAGATACAATCTACTCTTGCTAAAATGCAAGCTGACGGGATAAGGTCTCAGAAAGATTTAATAGATGCACAAGCTGGGGCAATGTACAAAGAAGCTCAAGCAGCTGAGAAGTATGCTAAAACTGAAGAACATAAGGTTAATTCGGCACTTAAGCCTGCTGAGTTTGTGGTTAACCAACAACAACAACAACAAAGGAGTATATAATGACTGAAGAAGAAAAGTTAGATGCAGAATTACAAGAACTGATAGCTGCAGCCGATGCTGAAGAAACAGCAGATGTGGAAAGAGAAGAAGAAGATGGTGGCTCTGATGAAGAGTTAGATACAGAAAAACTCGATGACAATGATAGCAATGGTGATAACGAGGATGATGACAGCTTAGAGAAAGAAAATGATAATTCTGTCGATGAAGATATAGAAGACAATGCAGGAGATGATAACACTGTAGATGATTTAAACAATGCAGAATTTGAACCAATCGAAATTGATGTGAATGGAACTAAGTTTACTATTGACTCTCAGGAAGAGCTTCTTGCATTTGCCAAGAAAGGTGCTACTCCAAGTACTCCTACTAAGGTAGAGAGTGAATATGACAGAATTGCTACACAAGGTGGTTTATCAAGAGATGATTTGACATTACTCATTGATGCTAAGAATGGTGATGTAGCGGCTGTAGCAAAGTTAGCTGAATTAGCTAAAGTGGATTACCTTGACATTGATGAAGACAAAGCTCGTGAATATACACCTAACTTTAGACTAGAAGAAGTAAATCCAGTTGAAGCCGTAGCTGATGAAATAATGAGGGACACTGAACTTGCCACCAATTTTAAACAAACGGTTGGAACAATTCCTGATGAAGCATTTATTGAAGAAATATCAACTGACCCAGACAAACTAAAATCATTTGCAGGTCATGTAAAGAGTGGACTAGCTCAGAAGATTATTCCTTTGGCTACAAAGTCTAAAACTTTAAATGGTGGTTCATTCTTTGACCATTATGTTAAAATAGGTAGGGAATTATATCTTCAAGAGCAGAACGTGAGCAAGCCTACTCAGCAGCAGCAACCTGCTAGACAAGTTTCCAAAAGAGAAGAAAAACTTCGTGATAGAGCTTCAACTGGTGCTAATTCTTCAGAAAAACCTAAAACGGGTGCTAAAGAAATTTGGGAAATGAGTGATGCTGAATTTTCAGACTATGTAAATAGAATGTAATATCGCACCGAAATTGTGGGTAAACTATAGGTTTTGCCTCTATGCATTCAACGGTACTATATTCTAGTCATAGGAATATAGTTTAAATTTAAAGGATTAATATGGCAGTTCAAGGAACAACGGGTAAATTATCTCCAAAGGTTACAGCAGTATACGATAGAATGCTTCTAACAAGAGCAGTAGACAATCAATTATTTGATATGTTTGGTCAAGCTAAAACTGTACAAGCTAAATCTAACACTAAAAAAGCCTTCGCTTACAGATATAAAAATATATTACCTGCTACTACACCTCTAGCTGAGTATGATGGAACTAACATCAAGCAAGAAAACAAGATAGTTAGAGAAGAAGTTGAATATGGTGTTGGTCATTATGGCGATTATATCATTTACTCAGATGAAATCGATTTATATGATTTTGACAACATTAAGTCTTCATTCTTAGACATCCTTGGTGACCAAGCGTCTTTGACAATAGATACTATTACTCGTGATGTACTTCGTGGTGGAACAAATGTTATATATGCTGATGGTGCAACTGATAGACAAGGTGTTGCAGATGATAAAAAGAAGATTGTTGAAAATGACCTTATTGTTGCTGCATTGAAATTAAAAACTCAGCGTGGTAAAAAGTTTAAAGGTGTTATAAGTGGTACTACTCGTATTGGTACAACTCCTATCCGTAGTGCTTATGTTGGTATTATTTCTCCAGAGGTTACAACTGACTTAAGAAATTTAGCTAATTGGAAAAATGTAGAAGATTATGCTGACTATGGAAAATCAATCAATGAAGACGAAGTTGGTTCTTGGGGAGATTTCCGTTTTGTTGAGTCTTTTAACAACGAGCCAGTTGTTCAAGAAGATGCAGACGGTGATGACGTAAATATCTACTTAACTCTACTTTTAGCTCAAAATGCATATGCTACTGTAACACTTCGTGGTAAAGGTGGAATTCAAACAAAAGTGAAAGCCCTTGGTTCTGCAGGTGCTGATGACCCTCTTGACCAATACGGAACAATTGGATGGAAAGCTATTCACGGTGCTGCGATTTTAAATGAAGCTTGGTTAATTCGTGTTGAATCAACTGCGTCTATCGAAGATGGTACAGCTAAACATTACTACGATTACTCGTAAATAATAGGACGGTTTTTCCGTCCAAACTAAAACAATAAAATTAAAGGATAACTATGTCAGAAACTATGACACCTACTGTGGCTAACCCACAGCCGAAAAAAAGAACTCACAAAGTTCTTGGAGAATACAAAAAGTGTATTGTACACTTAACAAAACACGCTCAGCAAAACACTTCTATATTTGTTTCAATTAACATTCACACTTTTGAGGTAAACCCAGGAGTTGAAGTTGAGTTGCCAATTAAGGTTATCAATTTCTTGAAAAATGCAACTGGAGTCGAACATTATTTTGACAAAAACGGGACTAGTGAAAACGGAAACAAAGGTATTCATAAGTCTAGAAATGTTAAGAAATATATAGTTGAGTTAATTGCTGACTAAAACTCAAGGGAGTTATTATGGGAGATTTTTTCTCAAACTTGTTCTCAGGGACAGGTGACGCGTTGTTTGGTCAAAGTTCCAACGCTGCTATGGACAGCATAGCTGGACTATCTCCAGAACAATTAAATATGATTGATTTTTCTCAGTTCAGTCCCGGTGAATTAGGCACAGACCCTGGGTTATTATATCAATTTGGAAACACAAGTGGAAATATGTTTTCATCACTGGGAAACCAGGATACTACAAACTTGCTTGGGTTAGGACTAAAGGGATTTGGTGCGTACAATGCATATCAAGGTCAGAAACAAGCTAATAATATAGCTAATAGACAAATGACTATGAGTGAGGATGCGTACAAAAGAAATGTTGAGGCTGATGAAAGACGTAAAGCTCTAAGGTTTGTATAATGCAATATAATCCACAAGAAATAAGAGCAACACTTGGACAGCCAAATATAGGTGCTTTAGTCGGAGCGAGAATGGCGACAAATCAAGCTTTATCAAACGTTGGATTGCAACTAGACAAAACTGGAAAAGATATCCGTTCTGGAAAATTAATGGATTTACTTGGAAGTGGGAAACTAGCTGGTCTTTCAGCTGATGATGCTAGAGCAAAAATAGGTCTCGTGTCGAAAGGTGGTGTTAGCAAACAAGCGAACGCTGCTGGAACGTCTTTTACTGATAAATTATCACAAGCTGAATATTTAAAAGCAAAACAACAACAAGACTTAGAGAGACTAGGACTAAAAGCAAAAATCGACTATAATCTAGCTGAACAAAAGCACAAATGGAAAATAGAAGATACTAAGCAACCTGGAAATCCATTAGATGTAGCCAGACAATATGGACTTAATTCAAAAGAAAACACTAAGCTTAAGCACGAACTATTAATGGAAGAATTAAAGTTCAAGAGTAAACAAAGACTAATTAAAGAACCGAAGCTTGAAGGGCTTAAGAATACCTTCGGTAAAACTCTTTCTCCTGCAGATAGGTTGGAATACAATAATATATTCAAGGAAGACCCTAATGCAAATGTAGTTCAAAGATACAAAACGATAACAAACAAGAAAACTGGGACTACAAAGAAAGTAAAAGATGGTGTTGATATTTGGTATGCTGGGCAGAAGTGGAAGTCTTTCCAAGATTTAAAAAGAGCTAAAGCACAATACAAACTGGGTTTAAAACCTGAACAATCAAAAAATAATGAAACTAAGCCATATAAAAAATGGTATGAATGGTAAGGAGTAAGATATGGAAGATTTAGAAGGTTTCTCAGCTTGGGCTAAGAACAATAGAGCTGTAGATACTACAGTCTATGATGATTCTGGGTGGCTTGACGTACAAAAAGACTTATTTAGCAAATCTACTTTAGGTAAGCTCATAGGCTATGGAGACAAGGAAGACAGGAAAGACAAAAAATATGGGACTACTGAGGGCTTCCTCGGTGGCCTATTTGAAGCACCTCGAACAATAAGAAAAGATGGAAAGCGATATTCAGCAGCAAACAAAATATTTAATGACATGGATTCGAAGCAGGTCAAAGAATATGAAAAAGAAAAAATGGTTCCGTCATCGAATCCGAATGCAAGGCATTTATATAAGCTAGGAAATCCGAAGACTGGTGAAATTAAATACGGAGTTGCTGCTGGTGACGTAGTATCGAGATACAAGGATAATCCACTATTTCAAGATTGGGCAGTGTTATATGATGCTCCAACGGATAATGCAGATGAAATTGAAGCAACCCTTCACGGAAGTCAAGCTTTAAGAACTGCAAGAAGTTATGATTACGGTAAGTCAGATATAGCTCCTATAGCTGGGACAGAAATTTATAGCATTGATAAGCTAAGAAAAAGTAAGCGTCCTCAGTTTGAAAGTGGAATATCAAAATATAAATCGGAAGATGATTTAAAAAAAGATAAGACTTTCTTGAGCAAATCTAAAAAAATACTAAATGCATTTGACGTAAATACAACTGGACTTAGCGATGAAGAAATATCGCAAAGAATGGTTGAAGAACTGAGTGGCTTCAATATGAATATGGCTGACCTAGCTACAATCGTAGCTAAAATGCCTTCAAAAGGTAAGGATGTAGCTAAAGATTTTGTAGATGTTTTAGATGCATATGACTTCACAGACTTAAATTGGAATCAAGCGGGAAGAGGCGCTAAGGAATTACTATTTGACCCAACAACATATATACCAGGTTTTGGTCAAGAGGCAAAGGTGGCTCAGCAATTAAGCAAAGAAGTCATTAAACTCGGACTGAAAAAGATGGCTGGATATGGTGCACTAGAAGGTGGAGCTTATGCTGCATCTGACTCACTACTTAAACAATCAGTACAAATAGACGCTCATAACCAAAAAGGATTTGATAGCGTTAAGACAGCTGAAGATACAGCGTTAGGTGTTGCTGCTGGTGGAACATTAGGCTACTTAGTTCAGAAATTATTCGGACCGAAGTTAAAAACAAAAACGGTTCAGGAAATAGTAAAAAAGAATGAAACTGATAAGCCAATTAAGCCAAAACAAACGGCTAACAATATCTCACAAGAAGAAGTTGCTTGGTCGAGAAAGAGAACTAGTGAAGTACCAAAAAAGGATGATTCGCTTTCTGAAGAAGAAATAGAATGGCAACGAAAGAAACCTAATGTTTCGGCTGATGAGCTAAATTGGCAAAAACAAAGACGGAAACCAAAACAAGATGTTGACCAAACATCAAAGAAGTCAACCCCGTTAAAACCAAGTGCCGCAGAAAAGCTAGGATTAAAAACCGCGGCTAAGACAGTTAAAAGAGATATGCCCAAGCCAGTAATTGAGCATAAGGATATTTTAGAGCCAGACTTTGATTATGATGCTCCAGCTACACCGAAAACTAGAGCTGAAAAAAGTCGTGAAATAGTGGAACGAGTTGAGTTC